AAAACTGCAGCGACCAGGGGGCTCGTTCGGATCGAGGACCCATTGGCGCCAGTGCATCGGCGGTCTCGGCGCAACGCCAAAAGCGGAGCGGGAGTTGATCGACGCAGGCATCCTCGAGGAGGCGCCTCGTCTTTGCCAGCGGTGCCTGGTTTCGTTCCATGGCGTGCCTGACGGCACGTTGGTTGTGCATGATTGGGACGAGTTCCAGATCAACACGGGAGCGGAGCGCCAAAAGCGTTACCGTGAGCGTGACCGTAACGTTACGCGTTACGCCGATGTGACGAGGGACAATGACAGTGACAATGACAGTGACAAAGACAGTGACAGAAAAAACAATAGTCAGGTTATGCATAACCACGGAACAGGACCAGTGATTAGATCAAGAGTAAAGGGCTTTGACACGACGGCAGGCATCATTCAGGGGTTCACTTCAGAGAGGAAGAGATGACCGAGGAGACCCTGGAGGTAGATGCCACGGTGACGGAGTTTTCGCATAGTTGGCAGGTCACACCTTTGAGCCTATGGGCGAAAGCGTGGTGCTCAGAGGTCTTTGCAGATACCGAAGAGTTGGAAGACGGTTCGTACGCACCAGACCGCGTTGCAGGCGAGATTGCGATTAGGGCAATGCTGGACGCGGGGATGATCCTCAGAAGGGAGGAGTGATGACTCACATGCAAGGTTTCGAGCAGGCAGTACTGATCGATGGACTGGAGACCGCGTTGATTGGGTTCGCCTGGGCTGGCGGCTTCCAGGTTCCCGTGTACGACTTCGGGAAGACGGTGGCGGTCATCCGCCAACAGTTCAAGGACGAGCACACGTCGGTTGGCGACGGCGAGTGCGGAGTGCCGTGTACGCACGGGGACGAGGCAATGATGCAGGCTAAAAAGCAGTACCTCTCCGACACGTCGCCAGGTCATGCGGTGTTCGTATTCGGGAGATCAAATGGCTGACGCAGAGCGTTCTACGCGCGGGCGAAGGGCAAACAATGCAGGCAAAGCGTACGAAAGGGAGATCGCGGAGATCATCCCTGGCGGAAAGCGGGTTGGCATGTACGGGGGAATCGTCGACGTGATGAGCGACCGTGCTGGGATAATCGCGCAATGCAAGTTAGGCGGATCGTTCCCAACGCTCCTGAACCGTTACCTCGACGCCGTTTCGCAGGCATCGAAAGCGGATCAGACTCCGATCGTTGTCGTTGGGAATCGACCAGGACCAGGAATCAGGAGAACGTCGCTCGTGGTGCTCCGCATCGAGGATTTCGTGAGGCTTATCAAGTGATTGCGCGGGCAATGGTATTCGCGGTAGCGATGCTGTTAGGGAGCCCGAGCGAGACGGCGCAAGACGCAGCGGTGCAGCAGGAGGTAAAGGTGGCAGCAGTTCAGGTAAGCGGTTACGCGACCTGGTACGACGCTTCCCTAAATGGCGCCTGGTTCACCGACGAGGTGCGACCGAAGGCGGAGGATCGTAATCAGGAGGGCGCTCCGTACGAGTTCTACGCGGCGGCAGGACCGAGCCTCAGAGCGTTGAAGCAGTTCAAGTGGGGGATGCGCCCATACCGAATCGCAATCGAAAACCTTGGCAACGGGAGGGTCATCATCGCCACGGTTGTCGATTGGTGCAAGTGCACGGGATCGGGACGAGAAAAGACAGTCGACCTCGCACCAGCAGCGTTCGAAGCCCTTGCGGGCGAAGGGCGCCTGGGAGTCGGGGTGCTGAAAGTGAGGATTACCATCCTCGAGGAGGCACCGTGAAGGCTAAGAAAATCGGCAAGAGGGACAATCCAGAACTCCGCAACAAGATTGGGACCATTGCGGACGAGTTGGGGATGGGCGAGGCGCTCATCCCCGAAGGGTTTGACGACGCCATCATTGGGATCGGGACGCGGTTCACGCACCCAGTTGCGATCCTTGACCACGCGAAGTGCGTGCAGTTGATTGCTAGGGAGGCTCTCGAGCATGCGCTCACCACGGGTCAGACGCTCACCGAAGAGGACGCACTGCTCGAAGCGGAGGAGTACATGGACCACAACGTCACGGGCGCGTACGTCGGAGAGTCGACACCGATCTACGTAAGGTTCGGCGTAGAGGACGTAGAGAGCGTGCTGACCATGCTCGGATTCAAAGAGGAGGACTTCGATGCCTGATGACGAGTTCGGCAAGGGACCTAAAGCCACCGAGTTAGCAGCATCTGACATGCCACTGCTCGCTCAGATGCACGAGCACTTTCTCCGTCACCACTTCCCCCCAGTGCCGATCCGCTTGGCGGACGTTGCGGTGAAGGCAATAGTGGCGATCAACGAGGGCAAGGAGGACGCCAACATCTCGCTACCAGACAAGATCATCGTTCGAGGCAATCGTCAATCGATGGCTACGGCTCGAGAGATCGCGCAAGCGCTAGTGCTGGGAGCCTGGGTATGCGCGTGCACGAGTTGCTCTGATGGGAACCCGCACTGGGGAATCGAAGAGAAGGGAGACACGAATGGCTAAGTCGTACACGTTGCGAGAGGCAGCAGAGTTGCTCGGCATGGCACCAGGAACGCTACGGGTGCAGATCCACAACGGGCGCCTGGAGGCACGAAAGCAAGACGGCATCGTGCCCCATTGGATCGTTACCGAGACGGAGGTCAAGCGTTACGCCAAGCAATCTCGCCGTGATAGGATCTGACGCGTGCGGTGACGGGTTGCGGAGAGCCTTCCCCGCCCCGTCCCGCACCTAAGTACTGGAGGAAACGTGCGATCAAGGGAGGCTGATCGGTGGAAGGCTCTCGAACGTTACTTCGAGACGATCACGACGCACCTAAAGGTCAATCACTGGGACATTGTCGTCCTACATGACGCATCCGACATCGACGCCCATGCAGACATCACATGCAATAGCCAAAGCGATTACGCGACGCTAAGGGTGGCGCATGACTTCTGGAGGCTAGACCCCGCAAAGCAACGCGAAGTGTTGGTGCATGAAGCGCTACACATCGTGACGTGCAGGGCTGACCAAGCAAGCGAAGCCCTGGAGGAAGCGCTAGGCAAGGTAGCCTGGGCGGTGTATTCGCCTATCCTCGACGACGCACATGAGCGCGTGGTCGATCACGTGGCGCGGATCATTGCGGATTCCCTACCGCTTCCAGCGCTACCGAAAGCATGAGCACGGTTGCATGCCTAGGGTGCGGCATGCTGATAAGCAAGGCTAAGCAAGGGCGATGCAAGGAATGCTATGCCGAGCATGCGGCAGCGAAGCCCAATCCCTATGCGAGCAGCAGCCCATGGCGCAGGCTATCCAGGCGCAAACGCGAAGAGCAGCCATGGTGCAGCCGATGCGCTACGCAGGGCAGCCCATCCAATCCCTTGACCCTAGATCACCTCGTGCCCCTAGCCATAGGTGGTGCGCTCGTTCCCGAAGACGAGGACGACGTGCAGGTCCTATGCAAGCGATGCCAGGGCGTCATGGGCGGGACGGCACACGCACCAGGACCCTACCGAGCGTAGGAAAAAAGATGACCCCCATTTTTTAGGGAAGAGAAAGAGGCTTACAATCCCACCGCAGGTGATTACACATGTTGTGTACCCAGCGGCACCCCCTACACAAGGGGTGGTGTAGTCTGAGCGTGGGAGGAGCGTGGGAATGACCGAATCGGCGTCATCCGTGCAAGAGCAAGCGCAGCCGCAGCAGCCGTCGGAGGCAGAGCGTCACCAGGCGCTGCTCGAGGAGCAGGTTCGGCTGGCTGGTCGGGAGGCGGACGTGCCGCCGCAACTAATCCACATGGCGGCGATCGCTTGGGCTCGCTGGCAGGAGGCTGCAGCGATCTTGGATCGAGACGGGCTGGTGGTGAATACGTCCCAGGGCGTCACGGCGCACCCTGCGGCTATGATCGAGAGGCAATCATGCGCGACGTACACGCAACTACTGGGACGAATGAGCCTGACGGCGACGCCGTCGCAGAGGCGCTACGCGTCGAATCAAACCCCGCGCCTGAGACAGGTCACGACTATCAGCGACCTGATGGCGATGCCAGCCGAGGTAGTCGAAGACCATTCCTCACCGATGGACCAATCTTCGAGCGATTCTGTCGAGACTTCATCCGACAATCCATCGGACAGTTCTCAGGACAACCCCTCAACCTCCAGCCCTTCCAGCGAGATTTCGTCAACGATCTCTTAAGCCGCGACGCCGTCACGGGGAAGAGGATCTACACCGAGGCGATGCTTCTGCTCCCAAGGAAGCAAGGAAAATCCACGGTCGCTGCGGCGCTTGCAATCTTCCAGACGCTACGCGACGCGGGAAAAGAGCCGCAGACGATTGTGGCTGCAGCGTCCAGGGACCAGGCGGCGGTCATCTTCCGCCAGATCAAGGCGTTCATCCTCAACCACCCAGAACTGGCAGCGACGCTGCAGCCGAAGCAATACCACATCGACGTTGTGGGCGGCGGGTTCATCCGCGTTGTGGCGTCAGATGGTCGGCTCCAACACGGATCAAACCCGTCCTGCGTAATCGTCGACGAGTTGTGGGCGCACCAGAACGGCGACCTTTACACCGCGCTCACCTCTGGTAGCGGTGCGCGGGACGAGCCGCTCACGGTTGCGATTTCGACACCTGGCTACGACCGAGACCAGATCCTAGGTCAGATCTACCAGAGAGTTATCGAGACCGCTCCAGACCAAACCGTCCAGGTTGATCCGTACTACCGACGCATTGCGCGAGACCCAGAGAACGGTTACCTCCTGTACCACTACGGAGCCCCAGACGACGCCGACCCAGACGACCCCCAGGTTTGGCGCAAGAGCAACCCTGCCCCCTGGATCACGGACAACTACCTGAAACAGCAGCGCTACAAACCGACGACACGCCTCGAGGAGTTTCGACGCCTGCACTTGGGGCAATGGGTCAACGCGGGAGAGGAATCCTGGCTTCCGTCTGGAGCCTGGCAAGCCTGCGCCGAAGCCGACGCTCGGCTAGACCCGACGCTTCCCGTCGCGGTCGGCATCGACATCGGCGTAACGCACGACGCTTCCGCCGTGGTGATCGCCCAGAAGCAAGGCGACAACATCGTGGTCGAATCCAAGGTATGGGCTAACCCGTATTCGCACGAGACTTCAGAGGCTGCCGCGTGGCAGGTCGACATCGAAGAGATCCGCCAATACCTCCGCGACCTTCGAACCAGATTCCCAGTGGCGGCGGTAAAGATTGACGGCAGGACGAGACCAGGACCAGCGTTTTGCTACGACCCGTGGTCATTCCGTGAATCAGCCCAAATCCTGGAGGGCGAAGGGTTGGCAATGGTGATGGTTAGCCAGACAGACGCCCGCATGGTGCCCATGACTTCGGACCTATTCTCGGCAATCATTACTCGCAGATTGCGCTACGATCCCAGCACGAACACGGCGCTAACAAAACACGTCATGACCGCTGTGGCAGTACCAAGAGGAGACGCAGGTTGGCGCATCAGGAAGCCGAGAGGCTCCAAGACGGCGAAGGTCGACGCAGCGATCGCGCTGGTGATGGCGGCGAGCCAGGCAATGCAGCCCGCCCCGAAACGAGCGTTCAGCGGGTTCATCGCCTAGCGCGCCCAGATACATGCCGTTGTCTAGTACCATACATTCAACCAGACGATTACGAATGGTGCTGGAAATGCGGCTTGCCTACAGATGAGGAGATTTGATGCCTAGCCGATCGATGCCGAACTTTGCAGACCCGAGGAATGCAATCCATGCTGGGCGCAAAGATTCACTCGCAACCTGGATGGCGTTTTTCGGGATGCTGGAGGACGAGCCAGGCGAATACTCCAAGCCTAGCGACTGGGCTCGGGCAGCCGCTGACGAGGCGTTCGTATACGCGTGCGTGAAGTTGAAGTCGATGAGCGCATCGGCGGTTCCGCTTAGGGTCTACGTGAAGGTCGGCAATGACCTAATCCCAGCAGACCTTTCGAAAGACGTCGAGGCTGCTGAGTACCAAAAACTCCTCGACAACATCAACCCGTATTCGATGTCGTCGTCAGACTTCAAGGGTTCACTGGTGGCAAGCCTCGCCATCTACGGAGAAGCGTACGTCCGCAAGGTGCGCGGGCGAATGGGCGGAGCCCCGCAGGAGTTGTACCTGCTCCGAGCGATTGACGTGCACCCAAAGGTCGGCAAGACCTGGATCGAATCGTACGAGTACCGCCCATCTAAGCCAGAGGACAACGAGATCATTGATCCGAAAGACATGATCGCGTTGAGACTTCCTGGAAACTTCGTCGACGTGACGCGCGGTCTATCTCCGCTGTCAGCGATCCGCCGCGAAATCGAAGTAAGCATCATGGCTTCGCAACATACGAATAGTTTGCTCCGAAACATGGGCGTGCCAGCGGGGGCGTGGGTTGCTCCGAAGGATAGCGACCTGACACCACAAGACCAGAGCGCAATCAAAAAAGTTCTCGCCGCGCTTACGGGACCGAAAAATGCAGGCAAGGCTGCAGTGCTTCCAGGCGGATTGGAATGGCAGCAGTTAGGAATGCCAGAGCAAGACGCGCAGTATCTCAACGCGCGCAAGATCAGCCGCATGGCGATCTCTTCCGCAATGGGTGTGCCGTTGGCGTTGGTCGGTGATGACGAGCACGCAGGAGTGTATCGATCAGTGCGAGACGCTGAGCAGGTCTTCTGGCGCAGGATGGCAAACGAACTTGGCTGGGTTGCGAGCATCTTTGACTCTTGGCTGACCCCAGACTTTGACGGAGGGAAGGGTCGGCTTACAGTTCAGTTCGACGTTTCTGGAATCGAAGCGCTGCGCCCAACCCCGCAAGAGGAGTTGAGCCTTTGGACCTCGCTGCTCGATCGACGTGTTGTAACGCCCAACGAAGTGCGAGCCCATTTCGGAATCGGCGCACCTGTTGAGTGGGGAGACATCCCGCTGCTCAATGGGCAGCCGCAGAACGATCTTCGCGGAAAGACCCCTGGGTCCGTGGAGCCAGTTCCGCAGATGCAAGTTGCTGTTGAGGCAGACCACGTAGTCGATGCGGCTCCGATCATGTCGTGGTTCCAGGACGCATCACGCCTGTATTCAAAGCCGCAAATCAAGACATTTGTGACTGGTGGTCTTCTCGACATCGAAGCGATGGTAGGATTCGGTGTAACGGATGAGCAGCGCTCGATCATCGAGCAAGGTTTGCTCCGCCGATACAGCGCAAAACAAATCGTTGATGGGGTTCCGAATGACGGATACCCTGGGCTGAAGGGAGTCTGAGATGCCGTACCTGAAGATTGCAGCAGTGAATGACGATGGCTTCGTAATCGAGGGCTATGGCGTGCCGTTCGGCGGACCGATCAAGGGACGCGACATGCACGGTCAGTTTTTCAGCAAAAATACCGACTTTGCCCTGGACTTGATCCCAGATGGGCAGCGCCCGCTTCTCTATCAGCACGGTCTCGATAAGTCGATTGACACCATGGTCATTGGGCGATGGGGCGTCAAGCGCATCGATGACGGTGGCGTATGGGTCCAGGCGCAGTTGAATGCGCGTTCCGAATACATCAACGAGATCAAGGAACTGATTGACCAGGATGCACTCGGGTTCTCGTCTGGAACGATGGGGCACCTCGTCCAGGTCTCAGGAAAAACTGGAGAGATTTTGAAGTGGGCACTGGTGGAGTTGAGCCTAACGCCAAATCCAGCCAACCCAAATGCCTACATCGTCAAGCAACAGAAGAGCGCCAAGGCGTACGTGAAGTCCCTCATGGAGGGCGAGGTCGAGACCACCGCCGCAGAGCCAGCAGTTGATCCGCTGAAGGATGCGCTGGCGGCGCTGGTTGCGGGAACGATTACCGAAGAGCAGGCAATGGTGCTGACGAAGGCTATCGCCGCAGCCCTTCCGCAAGAGGATGAGACCAGCGCTTCTGACGCAGCGGAAGATACCGCTGAGGGAGAAACCGAGATGGCAAAGAGCGTGAGCATTCACGTCGCTGCCGCTGCGGGGCTCATCAACGCAGTAAAGTGCGGCGAGATGCCAGTGGCGTTGCTATTCGATGCGCTATCCGACATCCTCGAAAACCTCGATAAGACTCACGGGATGAACGAAGAGTCCGACATGGAGAGTGAGGGTCACGAGGACGAGGCTGCTGATCGTGGGCTCATCAACCAGGTGATCGACGAGCGGGCAGCGATCGGCAAGTCTCGCAAGCACGGCGACCACGATCAGTCCGAGCACGGCAACTGGGCGACTGGAGGCGGATCGTCACGAGGTGCTGGCGACGCGCTCCTGCGAGATGCGGCGCACTTCCGCATGACGCAAGTTACTGAGGCGTCTCGCGCGGCTGGAGTTCACGAGATCGACGTTCGGAACATGCAGGGTTATGCGGACCACGCAAAAGAGGCGCATGCTGCGGGGGACTCCAACACTCTGCATAACCTGGCGTGGGCTACAACCACAAGCATGAACGAGTGGGGAAATACCAAAGAGCCAAACGCCAACGCGCAACGCAAGTTTGCGTTGTCTGAGATCGGCAAGCAAATCCACGCTCTTGGCAAGGATCTCGATCCGAACTTCCACGGCGGATCTGACTACAGGGGATTTGACGCGACCCTTGGCGGAACGAAGCCGAAAAAGACTTTCCGAATCCGCCGCTCGTAGCGCGTAACTCCTGATACACTCACGCTGAAGGCGCGGGATTTCCCGCGCCTTCGCTTTGCTGGAGAAGACGCACGAGCCAACGCTCACGCTGAGGCAGTCGTACAACCTTGCGGGCATCAAGCAATCGAGCCGAAAGGCTCTAACGACAAGGAGTAAATCGTGGCAGACAATGATTTCCTGTCGTCGAATGAGGTTGAGTCCCTCGTCGCAAACGCTGTGAGCAAGGCTGTAAAGGGCTTGAACACGGTTGACGAGGACGCGCGACCTGCTGCGGCGACAAAGGCATTTGGTTATACGCGCAAGGCGTACGGTCTCCCAAGCGTTGGACATGCGGTCAAGGCTGCATTCCGTGGCGCCTGGGGCAAGGGTGCAGAGTTCGAGAAGGATTTCTCGCAGGCTGCCTCTGAGATTTTTGGTTACAAGAGCGGTCCAGACGAGGACACCATCGGTGAGCCTTCGTACCGTTCAGTCGTCTGGGCGAAGACCCCTGACGAGGCTCGACAGGTTCTCGAGGCGATGGGTGAGACGAAGCACGCTGCGCGTGTTGACTCCGCAATCAAGGCTGCGACGGAAGGCACCAGCACCGCTGGTGGCTACCTCGTGCCGCCTCAGTACCTCCAGGACGCTTTCCAGTACGCGCTGGTGCCGAACCTCGTGTTCCGCAACCTGCCTGGGCTGACGAGCATGCCTGTCCGCTCGAACGTTGTCTATCTCCCGCGTGAGGATGCCCGTGCAGGAGGCGCAACGGCTGCAGAAGCCGCTTCGCTTAGCGCTCAGGACGTGACGTTCGCGCAGCAGTCAATCACAATCAAGAAGGCTTACGGCTACCGAGTATTCAGCAATGAGTTGCTCGCGGACGCTGATCCAGCCTGGAACGAGTTCATTACCAAGACGCTCATCCGCGACGTCTCGCTTTTTGCTGACCAGCAGCAACTGGAGGGCACGGGATCTGGCAATGAGATCACGGGTCTTGCAGCCTATTCTGGCGTGACCGCTGGTCCGTCCCTCGGGACGAACGGCGCCGCGCTCACGTTCGACAATCTCTTTGACGCGGTTTATAACCTTCGTCTCGTGAATGTCGAGCCGCAGTCGGCAACGGGAGCATGGATCATGCACCCGCGCACGTTCAACTCGCTGGCTAAGTTGAAGGACAGCAGCAACCAGTACCTCATCTCTGGGTATCAGGGATACAACGCTCCGATGCTTCCAAGCGGTGGCTTCGGCGCTTCGAATGGTCCGCGCGCGATGCTTCTCGGGATTCCCGTCTACGTGACGTCCCAGATCGCCATCAACCGCACCACTGGTTCGAACAGCGATACCTCGAACGTCTACCTCGTAGACGCCTCGAAATTGGTTCTGCTCGAGCGCCAGGGCATTGAGTTGGCATTCAGCGACCAGGTTGGTTTTGCGACCGACCAGTCCGCGTTCCGCGCAATCGCGCGTCACGCGATCGCTGTGACCCAGCCGACCGCCGTGGAGAAGATCACTGGCGTCCGCGCCTAAGATCTAGTTCCGTAGGGACTGCAAGACCCCTGGGGCAACCCAGGGGTCTTGCTCTATACTGCGACTTATGGCAACTGCGATCGGTACCTACGCGACGCTCTCCAGTGTGAAGGCACGGCTGGGAATCCCTAGCGCCGACACAACGGACAACTCCCTAATCCAGCGCGTCTGCGATCAGGTAAACGCTTACATCGAGTCCTACACCCACCGAGTCCTCGCCCCGATTGCTGGAACTCAGACCTACGTGTTTGACGGATTCGAATGCACCACGGCGCGCGTGCTGCTGCTGCCGCGTGGAGTTCGAACTATCACGTTGCTCGAGAATGCCGCCTACACAGGAGGTCCGTTTTCGACAATCCCGTCGACTGACTATTTCTTGCTTCCGTACACACAGGACCTCGACCCTGGGTTCCCGTTTACGGAACTCGTCATGACGAATGTTCCAAGCGCAGGCAACCAACTGCCGCGCTTCTGCCCTGGATACGCCAACATCCGCATCACTGGCACGTGGGGCTTCCCAGCCATTCCTGACGAGATTGCTGAAGTTGCCGAGGTGATGGCAGTTCGCGCATGGGCTGGGCGACAGGCTGGTCAGACGGACCAGATCGGAGTCAGCGAAGGCGGGATGCCGATCATTTCCCGCACGGTCTCGATGCGAGATCGCCAAACCCTAGATAGGTATAAGATCAAGCGACCCGACGAGATCGGGAAGTAGTCAGGAGGCTTTATGGCACGTAACTGGAACCCCGATGAAGTGATCGCGCGCAAGCCCAAGGCTGCAGTCGATCCAGAGATTGAAGCAGAGCGCCAAAAGGTTGGCATTACGGAGGAGGCACCACAAGTCCCGCTCACGGACGAGCAGAAGCGCGCACGCGCTGAGCGGTTTGTCTGGAAGCCAGGGGACCTGCGCCGAGTTCGCTAAATGCCGCCCCGTCTCGCGGTCGCGCGCGCACGCAAGCACGGAGACCATGACCAGAGCGAACACGGCAACTGGGCGCACGGTGGCGGAAGCGTCCTGGACAAGCCAGACCCCTATTCGCCCCCCAAGGAACTTACAGCGATGGAGCGCGCAAAGATTCTCTCCAGTCCAGAAATCAAAAAGGCAATGCGCGACTATGCAGAGAACGGGTACTTGGAAATCAACAGAGGCTTGCGAAGCGGCTCGTACAATCTGTCAACCGCCGACGAAGTCAAGTGGGACCAGTTGAATCAGCCCAGCGACGATCCCACGGTGCAAGTCATTGACAAAATGTTTGAAGTTGCACCAGCGACGTACCAGGAGATGACCCTTTACAGGGGGGGGCACGTACCAGTTGGCGAATACCAGCCTGGCGACATGGTGGTTGATAGAGGATTTTTATCTACTAGCCGAAGCGAGTCGGAGGCTGTTGGGTTCGCTCGCGGAATCGCTCCGAACCAAGGTGTGTGGGAAATCACGGTTCCAGAGGGAGCCAAAGTCATGGCAATGGCAACGTACGGTTTGGATTCCGAGAAAGAGGAGTTGCTTCCCAGGGACACCGTTCTGAGAGTCGATGAAGTTACGACGTACAGGGTTGCATCATTCGATGGGTTCAAAGAGATTCCGAAGATCAAGGCGACAGTATTGCTGAATGGTTCGACAAAATCCCTAAAGCATGGCGATCACGATCAGTCAGACCATGGCAACTGGGCGCATGCGGGCGGGGAATTTCAGACCGTGTCACGCGACAAAGCAATCGAGGCTTCTAGCAGGGGATCAGCGACCACAATCATTCCTTCCAGTCCGAACATCCAGCGTGCACTGGTCATGTACACGTCGCAGGGCATTAGCGAGGACGACGGGGACACTGCAGCGCACGCCATGATCAACGAAGCGCTTCGCAGCGGCTATACGTTTGAGCAGTTGCTGAAGCAACTGGACCCAGCGGACGCGGCTGCACTGAAAGAGTTTGATAAGCAACTGCAGCCAGGCGACAGGGGTTGGAAGGAAGTCCCATCAGTGATCGCCCAGGACACCCTGCTGTATCGCGGGATGCCAGCCCTCCTAGATCCAGACCAGGCTGACGCGCTGCGCGCTGGGAAGCCAGTCGACTTTGGGTTCGGGGAGTTGGAGCCAGGGTCGATTATCTCGGACGCAGGATACGGAAGCACTAGCACCGATTACAGCCCCGCCGAATACTTTGGGATGAAGCCAGTAATCCCCCAGGACGAGCAAACGGAAGACAGCCCAGAACAGGTTCCAGTTATCTGGAAGATCACCGCACCAGAAGGGACCCCAGCAATGTCCGTCGACCACAACATCGGACCAGACAAGGTCTACGGAGAGGCGGAAGTTATCCTCGCCCGAGACACGCACTACCGAATCGACGACGTGAAATACAACGCGATCGGGTCGATTGTAGTCAGCGCTACGATCACTCCAACTCATCCCACCAAGTCCCTGAAGCACACTCCTGGAGGGGAGGATCACGACCAGTCGGAGCATGGAAACTGGGCGCACGCTGATCAGAAGGTGCGCTCAGCGATGCTCGACAAACATTACGCGGAGCAGCATTCAGGGATGGAGTGGTACGACAAGACCCATTCGCATCTTTCTAGCCATCCAATGACCGCTAGGCAAGAGGACGCTGTGCTCAACTACGTTGAGGCTGCTGGGTCCCATAGGAGAATCAACAATCTGTTTTCTCAGTACGGAGCAGACCCATCGAAGTGGGAGGAGATCGCCAGTTCGCGGGACAATGCGATGCTTTCGTCAAAAGAGTTGGAAAGTGCCGACACCGCGGCAACAATCATTTCGGCTTTCGAATCAGCGCCAGGTCTGCAGCAGGAGACAACCCTGTACAGGGGTGTGATCGCCGCAGAGCCGATGGAAGTTGGTCAGCAGTTCGAGTCAACAGGGTTCATGTCGACTTCAACGGACTTGCCGACGGCTGGGGCATTTGGGGGGGGCGGGACCGTGTTTCAGATCACCGTACCAAGCGGCACGAAGGTTCTCGATCTGTACGAAACGGGACTCAACCAAGGGGAAAGCGAAGTGATGCTGAACAGGGGCACCACATTCGAAGTGAATAAGGTGGAGACCGTGGACAGCGTCCCAGTAAATCCGTACATCGATAATGTTGAAGGTCGAACCGATACCAAGACAACGATCGTGCACGTTACCGTTGTCCCAGAAGCAAGCACCAAATCCCTAAAGCACGGCGACCACGATCAAAGCGACCACGGGAACTGGGCGCACAGTGACAGACTTGCTGCGTACGCAACGGAAAAAGCCATAAGCGAGTTCACTTCAAACTCGGAACATTCATGGAGAACGTTGGGGTATTACGATTCAATCAGCAGCGACGAAAAGCGTCGCGCAATGGGGCTGACGGAGGCGGAGGCAGTTGCCGTACTGCATTACGGAGGCGACGGGTACGGCAGGATAAACGACATGCTACGCAACGGCGTAGAGGACTACACGCAGGCTCAGCGCTTGCACGCGGCTGGAAATGTGGCTGCCCTCGACAGCGCCATTTCTCGTGCTTCAGCAGCGGAGAACACAACGGTCTACAGGGGGACTTCGTTTACAAGCGGCAACCCGCTTGCTGGTCTGCAAGTCGGAGGGGTCTATACGGACCCTGGATACGGCTCAACGTCGACGGACAGATCAACCGCGCAGGCATTCGGGAACGGGTTTATTAGCGGAGGTCTTGGCGACGTCGTGTATTGGCAGATTGAAGTCCCAAAGGGAACCAGTTCTCTATCCGTTGACCCTTTGCTAAATGCGCGAAAAGAAGGCGAGATTATACTGCCGCGCAACACGCATTATCGAATCGACTCCATTGATACAAAAAGCGGAGCAGAGGGTGACACCTACGACAGTCTCACAAAGATCGTTGCTACGGTAATAACTGACACGTCATCCAAGTCCACCAAGCACCTTCCAGGAGCCCACGACCAGGACGACCACGGCAACTGGGCGACTGGAGGAACCCCAGCGTACGAACGCGGAAAATGGACGCACCTCACCGCAGAAGAAAAAAGCAAATACACCGAGCGACTCATTACGTCGGTCTACAACAAGTCTGCCGTGCCACTAGAGGAACTGAATGCTTTGTCAAAGGAATGGCAAAGCGGTAAAGCGATGTCAGTCAACGGCAATGTAATCGTCTACCACCACACCACCCCAGGAGAACACGACGACCCAAGGATTATCGCCAAGCGAGATCAGGACCTAGCCCTTATCGAACGCGGTTTGTCGGCGCTGCCAGAAGGCATCGTTGGTAACCCTAAGTTCCCGATTGAGATTTCTAGCAAGTTGTGGGGTGGACCAATCATTGCCCAAACTGGCGTACTGCACACTGGCGAGGAGATGCCATCGGGATACGGCGGAGCCGTAATGAAGTTCCAGGAGCAGATTTGGAGTTCATACGGGGACGTTCCAGCAGGAGAGTTTACCGAAACCCCAAAGTGGTGGGCTGCTCCCGACATGCCAGTAAGAGAAGCCGTGCTTTTCCACGAAATGGGGCACATCGCTCAGTATTACAGCATGCAGGAACTGGGGATGAGCAACCCAGAGGATTACGCCATGGAACTGCAGAACGAATACCGCAAAGAGATGTTTGACAGCGGGCAGCCGATAGATTCCCTGCAGCGAGATCAGTTTGCGATTAGCGGGTATGCTGGGACGCTGTCGTCCGAGGCGTACGCCGAGCACTTCCTGGCTTACCAGGCTGGGACTGGAAATGCGTATACCGAGTGGCTGGCGGCAAGGGAGGGATGGAACAAACCGTGATCCGCGCTATTGATCAAAAAGATTACGAAGAGGTGAGTGTCGAATGGCTGATTATGGCATCTACCCAGAGTCCAGCCGCGCGCGTTGAACTTGTGCGGAGGGCGGCTGCGCGCGCAGCGAAAAAGTCCATCAAGCACCTTGGCGGACTTCACGATCAACTTGACCACGGCAACTGGGCGACTGGCGGCGTCGGAGCGTTTGCTGCTGGGAAATGGTCCAACGTCAGCGATCCAAGCGGTTACCAGTCGCGCATCGCGTACTACGCTCGGAAGTATGCGCTTTCGCACAACCTGCCCCCAGACGCAGTTGGGAGGGCGGTGATCCAATACCAGAAGAGGCAACTCCAGGAAGGCGTGAAGACGACTGCTAATGGGAATGTGATCTACCGCAGTCCGTCTGACAGGGTCGTGGCGCTGCAAACGGGCAAAGGGGGCTCCTACAACGAAGAGGAGTGGCTGAAGCGGATTGAGGCGCAGATGGCGCGATTGCCAAATGCTGGTCTTGCGGCATCGTTTCCGATTGACGTGTCGTGGAAGTCCCCAGGAACTGGAACTCTTGGGAAATGGAGCCAGAGCGGTGTGAAATACGAAGATGCGGTGATCGCTGCCTCTGGCGGGGTTTTGCAGTTCAGCCCAATGCTGATGTCGGAGGATCGGCTAACGAGCACCGAGCCCACTGTGGTCGACGGAGAGACGCTATACGGCTTCGCGGTTGCTGGGGTTCCGTACGCCGATTACACGGTAGCGCACGAGTTTGGGCACGTGTTCTCCTCCTCCATGGCTTCCCAGGACGGCGTGTCAACCGATAGCAGGCTATACAATGTGTTTGCAGCAGCGCGAGCAGATGGGGTCGACACAACCGCAATCAGCGACTACGGGAAAGAAAGCATCAGCGAGAGATACGCAGAGTCGTATGTGGCGTATCAGTATGGGGCGGCAGATCCACTGACCCTCTGGCTGGCGAAAAACGAAGGGTGGGCGAAATGATTGGTCAAATCGACTATAGGGGAGTCAGCATCGAGTGGCTGCTCGCTGCAGCAGACCTAGACCCACAAGCGGAAGCGGAGTTGAGTCGACGATTGGCGGGTCAGACCTTGCTCGATGATTTGGAAAGTCAGAAGTCGACAAAGCATGGTGACCACGACCAGTCCGAGCACGGCAACTGGGCTAATGGTGGCTCCTCAACTGGCACTGGAACCAAGGAAGACCCCATCAAGACCAATAATGTTGTCGAAGCCGCACGCGCGCTTGGGGAAGGAAAGCACGTGCAACTCTCGTCTCCAGAGAAGGTTGCGAGCATGCTTGATGAACTCAACAAGATGGCAAAAGATGCGGGGTCGGGAACTAAAAAGGTGTACGACCTATGCAAGGTCAGCGTTCCTGGTACGAACCTTTTCTGCGTAGACTCCAAAGGAATCCCGCGCATCGAGATGCCTCAGTTGAAGGGGCAACCAATCGACGGGACTCCAGGCTCCGATCTCCCACGTGACGTTAGGGGCGAGGTCGACATTACAAACGCATTTGTCGAATCAATGCGGCAGAGCGGAATCGGGATGGAAGAGACGTCAGCGCAGGCTAGTTTCCTAAAGGCTACCCAGAATGAGTTGAACGGCGAGAAGGTTGCTGGGATCATGCAGGCTGCGCGTGACGGGAAACTGGACATGGGCACCCCGCTTATCGTTTCTCGAGATAACTACATCGTGGACGGGCACCATCGATGGGCGGCTCAAGTGGCACTTGAGTACGACGGAGTGGACAACCCGACGACCGACATCCCAATCAACATCATCAGGATGGATGCGGACATTATCGACATCCTAGACGCGTCCAAAGAGTTCGCCGCGACCATGGGCATCCCGCAGGCTGCAGTGAAGAGGCTCCGCATCAAGGCGGTCAAGCACGGCGACCACGACCAGTCCGAGCACGGGAACTGGGCTAATGCGGGGGGCGCTGGCTCAGGCGCGCGCGAGGGCGGAATGCAGGGGGCTGTCTCCGCAACCGAGGAGCGCGGAGGGGCGACGCTTCCAGTGGGCAGGGGGGTAGACGAATGGGCTGAGGATCGACTCACGGTTATCGGGAAAGAGCCAGCAACTGGCTTTGCCGTTGCCACTGGGATCGGCGGGAAGATCGTCCCCCAGGAGGAGTTTTTCGCATCTGGGAGGGGCGTATCCATAATCGATGGGTTCCTGGAGCAGAACGCTGAGCACTTCGCCAACCCCGACCATCATCTGGGTCTTTGGCATAACAAAGAGGATGGTACTGTCTACCTGGATGTGACCGAGGTGTTTGACTCGTCCAAGAGAGACGAGGCTATCGCAGCGGGAAGTTCCCGCAACCAGATCTCGATTTGGGATCTGGAAAATAAGGTAGAGATTCCAACAGGAGGTACTGGTGAACTCACCGAAGGAAAAGCCTACAGCGGTTCTCAAGGTTCCCGACGTCTCGAAGATGACGCCAGAGGAACGAAGGAAGGTCGCAGAATCCTTGTACGCCGCTCTAACTAAAAAGGCTGAGGCAGCCAAGTAATGGCGTTCCAGGACGCTGACATCGCTGCTGCAGTTGCGTCGCGGGTGGCGACAGTGACGGTCGCCTCCACCGTCCCTGCTATTCGCGGTGCAACTGCAGCACCCCCAGACAAGTTGGCAGTGTTCCCGTACGCGGTGGTCCTGCCGTCTTCTGACTCCATTACCTACTACGCTTCTAGCAGGAAGGTCTCGTGCAACTTTGTGGTTCGGCTGTACCTGGGAAGCCCCCAAGATTTCGCCAGGAGATTCCCAGCGCTGCACGCGTACCGCCAGGCGCTCCGAGACATCTTCATTGGCGACGTTACCCTCGGCGGACTGGTAGACTTGGCAACAGTCGAGGGGACCTCGATCGGAACGGACAACTACGCAGGCGACGAGTTCGTCGTTGTCGACGCAAGGGTCGCAGCAGTGAAGGGAGAACTAATCGATGGGCAAGCCTGAGTTGGACAAGAGCACAACGGTGCGAGTATGCCTCGTAAAGCCGCTTGCGGCAGGACAGTT